CGTAACCGCGGCGACCGGGCCGGGCTGAACTGGGTCGTCGGCCGCACCGCCGACGGCGTGCAGATGGAGTGCTCGTACGACACGAACTTCTGGAAGACCTTCGTCTCGGCGCGCCTGCGGCTGGGCGTGGGCGACCCGGAGGCGATCCTCCTCCACCAGGGACAGCACGACCTCCTTCTCGACCACCTGACGAGCGAGTTCCCGGTGCGGGTCGAGGCTCGCGGGCGGGTGGTCGACGAGTGGCGTGGGACTGCCCGGGAGAATCACTGGTGGGACGGCCTGGTCGGCGCGGCGGTGGCGGCGTCGATCTCCGGGCTCCAGCCGGCCGGCGGTGAGGCGGCGACGCGCCGGCGGAAGAAGATCAGTATCCCGACGGGCCCGGATGGGAAGCGTGTGATCGTCACTCGCCGCGCGAAGTAACGCCACACCCCCTCTCTCGCGACCGCCTCCTCCACGCATTGTGGAGGCATGAGCGACGAACTCGCGAACAAGATCGACTCCACGGCCCAGGGGCCGAAGCGCGTCCGCACGGACGCCGGCGAGGTCGAGGCGCACTCCCTCGCCGACATGATCGAGGCGGACAAGTACCTCGCCTCGAGGGACGCCGTCTCGGAGTCGTCGACCCGCACGCACCGCGGCCTGCGGTTCAACGTGCTCAAGCCTCCGGGGACCGTCTGACGTGGCGAAGCGATCCGCACCGAAGGCGCGGACCGGCCGCAAGGCGGCCCCGGCGTCGCGTGCGCCGCGCAAGATCGAGGTCGTCCGCCAGGTCGCTCGCGTGCGTGGCCGCTTCGACGCCGCCCAGACGGCCGACGACAGCCGGCACTGGGCGAACTCGGACAACCTCTCAGCCAACGCCGCCCTCGTGCCCGAGGTGCGTCGCGTCCTCCGCAACCGCGCCCGCTACGAGCGCGCGAACAACGCCTACGTCAACGGCATCTGCGTCACGAAGGCGAACGACCTGATCGGCACCGGGCCGCGTCTGCTGCTCGACACCGGCGTCGTCGAGGCCGACCGCGAGATCGCGCGGGCGTTCTTCGATTGGTCGTGGCGTGTCCGTCTCGCGGACAAGCTCCGCATCGCGACCGAGGCGAAGATCGTCGACGGCGAGGCGTTCGCCGTGATGTTCACGAACCCGCGGCTCGACGACCGCGCGCCGCAGCTCGACCTCCGCCTGGTCGAAGCCGATCAGGTGGCCTCGCCGGCGTTCGACTACTCGCAGACCGTCGCCCCGGACGGATCGCTCGTCGACGGGCTCGCGCTCGATGCGGCGGGCAACGTCACGAGCTACTACATCCTCCGGCAGCACCCGGGCGCGATTGGCGTCATCGGGATCAACGACTACGACGATGTCGACGCCTCGCGTGTGCTGCACTGGTTCCGCGCGTCGCGGCCCGGGCAGAACCGCGGCGTCTCGGAGCTCGCCTGCTGCCTCCGCCTCACGGCGAACATGCGGCGGTACACCGAGGCCGTGATCCGCGCCGCGGAGATCGCCGCGGACCTCGCGGCGTTCGTGCACTCGAACAGCCCGGCCGCCACGGTCGACGAGGTCGATCCCTTCGCAGCGATCGAGATCGAGAAGGGCACGCTGACGACGCTGCCCGAGGGCTGGGACGTGTCGCAGCTCAAGGCCGAGCAGCCCACGAACACCCACCAGGCGTTCACGCGGACGCTCCTGGGCGAGATCGCCCGCGGCGTCAACCTGCCTTTCCACAAGGCGGCCTTCGATGCCTCGTCCTACAACTACTCGTCGGCCCGGCTCGACGGACAGCTCCACGACCAGAACGTCCGCGTCGAGCGTGACGAGCTCGAGCGTGCGTGGCTCGACCGCATCTTCCGCGAGTGGCTCGACGAGGCGCTCCTGATCCAGGGCTACCTGCCGCCTGGACTGCCTCCGGCGGTGCGGTGGAACTGGTCGTGGGTCTGGGACGGCCACGACGGCGTCGACCCGGTCAAGGAAGCCAACGCGACCGAGACGAAGCTCGCGACGCTGACGACGAGCCTCGCGGCCGAGTACGCCCGCCAAGGCAAGCAGTGGGACGTGGAGCTCCGCCAGATCGCGGCCGAGCGGCGCCTGATGGGCGAGCTCGGGCTGGCGATCGGCGAGCGGCCCGCCCAGGTCGTCGTCCCGGGCCTCGAGCAGGCCCAGGCGGACGGCGAGCCGGACCTCCAGGCTGCCGAGTCCTACCGCCCGACGGCGGCGATGCGCGAGGAGGCCGAACGCGGTCTCGCGTGGCGCCGTGAGTTCGGCCGGGGCGGGACGGCGATCGGCATCGCCCGTGCCCGCGACATCGCCAACGGCCGCCCGCTGTCGCTCGACACCGTCGAACGGATGGCGAGCTACTTCGCGCGGCACGAGGTCGACAAGCAGGGCGAGGGCTGGAGCCCGGGCGAGCCGGGCTACCCGTCCAACGGTCGCATCGCCTGGGCCCTCTGGTCTGGAGACGCTGGCCGGTCGTTCGCGAACCGCATCCTCGATCAGGCGGAGGCCGACGCATGAGCATCTCCATCCGCGCCGACGTGCAGTTCCTCCGGGCCGACGCCGGCGAGGGCGAGTCGCTCTCGACGCCGCGGATCCCGCGGTTCCGCATGGACGCCTACACCGGCGGCGCGATCCGGCAGTCGTGGTCGCGTGAGCCGGTGGTGATCGACCTCGCGGGCATGTCGATCCCGGCCGCGGTGCCCATCGTCTTCGGCCACGAGTACGAGCTCGAGAGCGTCCTGGGCCAGGGCTCCGCCGTGGCGAGCGAGGGGTCGCTCGTCCTCGACGGGGCGATCCTCGCCGAGACCGAGGCCGCGACGCAGGTCGTCCGCATGGGCGACCGCGGCTACCGCTGGCAGGCATCCATCGGCGCCGACGTGGACGAGCAGCGGCTCGTCGACGGCGGCGAGACCGTCACCGTCAACGGGCAGACCTTCAGCGGTCCTGTCCGAGTCGTATCGCGCTCCACGCTGCGGGAGTGCTCGTTCGTCACCCTCGGGGCCGATGCAGCGACGGCCGTCCAGATCACCGCGAAAGCGGGGGAGAGTCCCATGTCGGACGAGATGAAGGCCGCGGACGGCGCGCCGACCGGCCCGGAGATGCAGCAGGAGAACGGCGGACCCACGGGCCCGAGCGACAGCATGTCGTCCGCGGCGCCGAAGGTCGACATCCAGGCCGTGCGTGCCGAGGTGGTGGCCGACGTGACCCGCGAGGTGAAGGCTGAGATCCTCAAGGATCTCCGCTCCGCCCGCGGGCCGGCGATCCACGCCTCGAAGCCGGTCGTCGACGAGGAGAAGGTGACCGTCGCCGCGATGGCGATGGTCGGCGGTCTCAACGTCGAGAAGAGCTACGAGGAGCCGGTGCTCGAGGCTGCCCACAAGCGGTCGCGGACGATCGGCCTCCAGGAGGTGCTCATCTCGGCGGCCCGGAAGAGCGGCTACGACGGCCCGGCGAAGATCACCGCGAGCAACCTGCGGCCGATCCTCGTCGCGGCCTTCGCGACGCACTCGATCAGCAACGTGCTCGCCGCGACCTACGGCAAGTACCTGCTGGCCGGGTTCGAGGCGGTGGAGTCGACCTGGCGGGCGATCTCGACGATCCGCCCGCTGAACGACTTCAAGACCGTCACCGGCGTCCGGCTCGACGGCGGGTTCGTGTTCGACGAGGTCGGGAACGACGGCAAGCTCAAGTCCGCGGACGCGAGCGAAGCCACTCGGACCCTCCAGGCGAAGACATACGCAAGGATGTCTAGCATCTCTCGGCAGGACCTCGTGAACGACGACCTCGGGGCCCTCACGCAGGTTCCCCGGCGTCTCGGTCGCGGTGCCGCGCTGAAGTTCAACAGCGTCTTCTGGACGGAGTTCCAGTCGAGTAACTCGACCTACTACCAGGGCGCCACGGCCGCGGCCGGCAACGCTCTGGCGATCGGGTCGCTCGAGTCGGCCTACACCTCCTACGGGCAGCTCACCGACCCGGACGGGAACCCGCTCGGCGTCACGCCGTCGATCCTGCTCGTGCCGAAGGGGCTGGCGATCACGGCGCGGAAGCTCAACGCCTCCGCGAACATGATCGTCTCCTCGCTCGGCTCGACCTCGAGCCGCGTCGTGGAGCCGCAGGCGAACGTCCTGGCGGGCCTGCTCGACCCGGTCGAGTCGTCCTACCTCACCACCGCCGGCACGGCGGCGAACTCGACGTGGTGGCTCGTCGCCAACCCGGCCGACATCGCCGCAATGGAGGTGGGCTTCCTCAACGGTCAGCAGCAGCCGACCGTCGAGAGCGCGGACGCGGACTTCGACGTGCTCGGGATCCAGGTCCGCGGGTACTACGACTTCGGCGTGAGCAAGGGCGAGAGCCGGGCCTGCTACCGGATGGCGACCGCCTGATCCACGGAACCAGCAAACCGCACCCGCGGGCCCGGGACGGCCGGGCCCGCGGGGTGACCTTCCAGCACCCTCTCTCGGAGATCCCTGACGATGGCAACCCTCAAGAGTGACAGCGGGCAGTGGGACTACACGCCGACGACCGCGAAGGCGGTCGGCGAGGTGGTCCTGCTCGGCAAGGTGGTCGGCGTGGTGTGCCGGCCGATCGCGGCGAACGCGAAGGGCTCGATCGCGACGCGCGGCGTCTTCACCTTCGACAAGGTGACGGGCGGCGCGCTCTCGGCCGGTGCGGTGGCCTACCTCCACCCGAACGGCAAGGTCACCGGCTCCTCGACGGTCTCCGGCATCGCCGGGCTCGTCGCGGTGGACGCGGCCGCCGGGGACACCACGGTCGATGTCGAGATCAATGCCGGAATGCTCTACGACCTCAACGTCAGCGGCCCGGCCTGATCCTGACGAGTTCCCCACGCAACCCGCCGGCGGCAGGCGTCCACCCTCCGCCGCCGCCGGCGGGCCCAGCGTTCCTGGAGGTCCCCGATGGCCGACATGCTCTCCGCTGGCGCGTCGTGGCTCGCCGACCAGCTCTCGGCGAGTGCCTCGAGGACGTGCGCCTGGAAGCGGGGCGCGAACTCGTCGCAGTTCGTGGCGACGCTCGGCCGCAGCACGTTCGAGTCGGCCGGTCAGAACGGCGTGACGGAGCGATGGGAGAGCCGGGACTACATCGTTCGCGTGGCGGATCTGCCTTACGGCGAACCGCAGCGTGGTGACGTGATCGTCGAGGAGCTGAACGGCGAGAGCTACTTCTACGAGGTCGCGGCGCCGCGTGGCGTGCCGCTCTTCCACTACGCCGACGCTTTCCAGAACTCGATTCGCGTCCACACGAAGCAGTCGGACCGCGACATCACCTTCATCATCGACGAGCATGGCAACGAGATCTCCGTCCCGCTGACCGCTCAGGAGTGACCGACCGATGCCGCTCCGCAAGCGTGTCGACCAGCTCCCGTCCGCGACCGGAGTCACCGGGTCGGACTACATCATCCTCTCGCGTCCGACCGGCACTGGCAGCGGCACGAAGGCGATGACGCTTTCGCAGCTCTCGTCCTACGTCGGGCAGAGCGGCGGCGCGACTGGTCCGAAGGGCGATCCCGGGCCGACTGGCGCCGCCTCCACGGTGCCCGGCCCAACGGGCCCGGCCGGGGCGGCCGGTGCTGACGGCAGCCCCGGGGCCGTCGGCGCGACTGGCCCGACCGGCTCACCGGGGGCGGCTGGCGTGAATGGCGCCGAGGGTGCGGCCGGACCGACTGGTCCGACCGGGCCTACTGGCGTGGCCGGAGCGGTAGGAAGCCAGGGGCCGCAAGGTAACGCCGGAGCGACGGGCCCGGCTGGCGCCGATTCAACGGTCACGGGCCCGACAGGTGCCGCCTCGACCGTGACCGGTCCAACTGGTCCGTCAGTGTCGTCGGTCGGGTCGACGGCGGATCAAGTCGTCGTCACGACGACTGGAGGAACGCTGGCGACTGCCGCCGTCGGTGCGACGCTTTCCCTCTCTGGCGGCTCGCTCGGAGTCAAATCGACGCCGCAATCGGCGATCACGATCAACCGCAACGACGCCGCGCCATCAGGTTGGAGCGTGTCGAGCAACGTCTACTCTTCGACGATCCCGACCGGCGCGAAGGCGATCCTCGCCTACATCTGGGGCGGTGGCGGCGGGGGTGGCGGCGGCTACCGTCGCGCAACAAACAACGCCGGCTACGGTGGCGGCGGTGGGGCGTCCGGAGGCTTTACTGACGTATGGATTGACGTATCAGCGCTGAACGGCCAGACGATTGAGGTCTACCCTGGCTCCGGCGGTGGCGGTGGCGCTGGCGGTCAAACGAGCGACGGAACGAACGGGAGCAACGGCACCGCCGGCGAGCGGTCCTACGTCCGGGTCGGGACCACGGCTCGTTACCACATCGCGGACGGCGGGCCGGCTGGCCTCGGCGGCACTGCGACGGCAGGCACGGGCGGAAGTGGCTAGTGGACCAAACTTCCTCAGCGGGCGCGTTTCGCCTCTTGCCGGCGGTTCGTCGTCTGTCTCGGCAGCCGCAGGCAGCGGATTGCCGGGCCTCTCGGGCGTTGCCGCGAGCGGCGCTGGTGGCGGCGGATGCTCCAGCGGCAACACCGCGTACGCCGGCGGCACTGGTGGGCAACTGCGGCAATGGCCGGGCGGAGATGGCGCGACATCGTCGACAGGTGTCATCACTGCACAGGGATCAGCAGGCGCTGCCACGGGCGGAAACGGAGGAAACTCCGGTGGCCTCGGCGCGTCCGGTGGCGGCGGCGGCGCAAGCGCGTCTGGAGCGGGCGGCAACGCCGGAACGTCTGGCGTCGCCGCCGGCGGCTCTGGCGGCGGCTGCGGAACAGGCGCGAACGGCGGAAACGGCGCGGACGGCGGACACGGCGTCGTCGAAATCCGGTTTCTGTACTGAGGTCACCATGTCTCGTCTCGCTGTCGTCGTGAACGATTCGTCGCCGCAGGTCGTCGTGACGTGGGTCCGTGACGATACCACAGCGTCTCCGCCGGAAGGGTGTTCGTTAGTGCGCGAGGCGGATCTCGTGCCTGGGTGGCGGATGGACGGAGACGAATCGCAGACGGTTCCTGAAATTGTTGAGGCCCGGAAACTGCGCCGATGGCTGATCCTCCACGGGCGCGATCCAGACGCCGTGTCGGCGGCGATCAACCAGATGCCAGACGAGGTCGAGCGAAAACTGGCGCTCAACGAATGGGAGTACGCCACCTCCTACACCCGTCGTCATCCGCTCTTCGCTGCGTTCGTCCGCGTGACCGGAATGTCGCAGGCCGAGGTCGACGCCGCCTTCCGCGAAGCGGACTCCTACGAATGATCGGGTGGCTGTTTGGCCGACAGGCCGACCCGTCGAACGTCACCGGCGCACCACGGTCGCCGCAATGGCCGAAGGTGCGGGCCGAGCACCTCAAGGCGAATCCCGCCTGCGCCGCCTGCGGCGGGCGTGACTCGCTCGAGGTGCACCACATCCATGGCTTCGCCGAACGGCCCGACCTTGAACTCGACCCGCGGAACCTCCTCACGCTCTGCGCCTCAGACTGCCACCTCGTCTTCGGCCACCTCCACGCCTGGACGCGGATCAATCCGGACGTGATCGCCGACGTGCGGTCCTACCGGACAAAGGTCGAGGCCGCGAAACGGGCCGGACGCACCCCCTCCGCCGGTGCGTGACTCCGCGGCACCATGCCGGGCGGAGGCTTCGCCATGCTCGTCGACAACCTCAAGGCTCTCTCGATCCACGCCTACTACTGCGGAGAGCACGACGCCGGCCGCCGAGCCTGCGAGCGGCTGCTCGCCGAGCCACTCTCCGAGGAGGATGAGCGGCTCGCCAGGTCGAATCGGACGTGGTACACGCGGCTCCTGGCCGACATCGCGCCGTCGGTCACGTTCCAGAAGGTGGAAATCGCCGCAGCGAACGACGGCTGGTCGCTCTTCAATCCGTCGGTCTGTCGGCACGGCGATCGGCTCCTCGGGCTCGTGCGGTCGTCGAACTACGCGATCGATGAGGCCGGGAAGTACGTGATCCCGGAGGCCGATGGCGACCGCATCCGCACCGAGACGATCCTCGTCGATCTCGGCGACGATCTGGCCGTCACGAACCCGCGGACGCTCACTCCGCCCGACTACGTGAGGAACGGCTACCCGGTCGACGGATTCGAGGACTGCCGGCTCCGCGTCACGCCTGCCGGTCTCGGCGTGTCGGCCACGGTCCGCGACGCCTACGGCTGGGACGGCCGCTGCCGCATCGCCACGGCCGCGCTCGACGCCGACACGGGCGCCCTCTCCCTGATGAAAGTCCTCGACTGGGAAGGGCTCCAGACGCACGAGAAGAACTGGATGCCAATCGACGGCCAGGACGGCTGGCTCTACGCCTCGTGGCATGGAGGCCACACCGTCACCGTGGACGCGGACGCCGAGATGCCGGGCGTGTTCGAGGTTCGGCAGCGTGGCCCGGCGCCGCTGCTCGCGAAGCGGTTCCGCGGCGGGTCGCAGGCGATCCCGTTCCGAGGCGGCTGGCTCGCGGTCGTGCACGAGGTGGCGTTCATCGACGCCGCGCCGGGACGGGCCTACGAGCATCGCCTCGCGTGGTTCGACGAATCGTTCACCCTCCGCCGCCTGTCGCCACTCTTCGCCTTCCGGAAGACCCGGGAGATCGAGTTCGCGGCCGGGGCGGTGATCGTCGGCGATGACCTGGTCGTGTCGTTCGGCTACCGCGACGCCGAGGCGTGGCTCTGCCGCCTTTCCATGGAGGACGTATGCCAGATCCTCGCGCCTGTCTCGTGACGGGCTACCTCCGGCTCGACCTGCCGAATCGGTCGCACTCGGAGTATGACCGGCTCGGGGCCCGGCTGCTCGAGGCGGCCGACTGCGTCGACCAGATCACCTTCGGCGGCACCGTCGACGGCTGCTGGCACTGGTCCCTGTCCGACGGCGCCATGCTGCCGGTCGGCAACCCGGAGAAGGACACGAGGGCCTTCCATGCGGTGCAGCACGAGAAGACAGCCTGGGTCGCCGCGGCGGCCGACCGCACCGACGCCGAGATCCTCGTCTGGATGGACTACGGCATCCTTCACGTCCCCGGCGTGACGGAGGCCCTCGTGGCTGCGTTCCTCGCCCGGGCGGCCCACCGGGCGCCCCGGGACCGAGTGGGCATGGCCTCGATCTGGGAGGGCCCACCGCCGGTTACTCCCGTCCCGCACCGGGTGGCCTGGCACTGTGCCGGCGGGGCGTTCACCGTGCCGCGGCACCTTGCCCTGCCCTGGCACCAGGCGGTCGTCGACGCGGCCGTGAGGATGCGGCGCCGGGGCTGGGCGACGTGGGAAGTCAACGACTGGGCCGACGCTTGGCGGGAGCGGCCGGACCTCGTGCAGGCGTGGCGGTGCGACCACGACGCGACGCTCCTGGAGGCGTGGACGTGAGGGACTACGTCGTCGTCATCCCGACGCGGAACCGCTACGAGCTCGCCCTCCGGGCGATCCGATCGGTGCTCGGCCAGAGCGTGCCGCCGCAGGAGGTGCACGTCGTCGACGACGCCTCGAGCGACCGCCGCTACCAGTGGCTCGAGGAGATCGTGGACGACGCCCGGGTGACGATCCACCGGCGGCCGATTTCCAGCCGCCTCGAGTACGACGCCGGTTTCGCCGTCGGGGCCGTCCGCAACACCGCCCTCCGGGAGATCGTGCGGGTCGGCTTCGACGGCTGGGTGGCGTTCCTCGACGACGACGACGAGTGGATGCCGGAAAAGATGGCCCGGCAGTTCGAGGCGGTCGACGCCTACGACGCCTATCGCGTGATCTGCACGAACGCCCTGAACCGCGACACGGCCGGAATGATCTGCGGCTTTCACCACCCGGACCACGGCCGGCAGCTCCTCGGCACGTTCTGGGACGTGACGGGCCTCGTGAAGACGCTGAACCCCGTCATCAACTCAACGGCGATCGTGCACACGGAGGTCGCGCGCGTGCTCGGCGACCAGTGGCCCTCGGGCTACGGCGAGGATTGGGACTACTGGCGCCGGGCCGCGGTGCTGACGCCGATCCTGCGGATCGACGAGCCGCTCGTCTTCTACACGGTGGGCAACCTCAAGGAGTACCGCCTGTGAGGGTCTGCGTCTTCACGAACGTCGGCGATACGCCCTGGTCGTTCGCGACCGTGCCATCCAACGCCGAGTATTGCCTCCGGCACGGCTACTCACTCGACGTACGGCGAATGACCTACGACGAGGCCCTGGCGTCGCAGGACGTGATCCTCGACCTCCTCGGGACGTTCGACCTCGTCTGGGCGATCGACGCCGACTGCCTGATTACGAACCACCGGCAGCGGATCGAGGATGTGCCCGGGCTGGGCTACGGCGCGACGGTCTGCGAGGAGGGGATGCCCTGGCTGTCGTGGAACCGCCTCAACTGCGGCTCGGTCGTTTGGCGGTCGACGGCCGGCTCGCGGCGGCTGCTGCGGGCGATGCGGGATGCCCGCGGCGATTGGCTCGACCGTGCCCGCTACCCGTTCTGGACGCAGTCCTGGATCGCCGAGCAGGCCGATCGGTTCGCGGACTGCCTGACGATCCTCCCGCCGCGGGCGTTCAACAGCGTCGCGTGGACGCAGGACGGCGGCGGCACGACCTGGGAGCGGGGCGACCTCGTGTACCACCCGTGCTGCTACCCGCCGGAGGCCCGGTTCAGTGTCCTCGCACACAAGCTCCAGGAGGTGCTCCGGTGAGGATCGGCGTCTACGCCCTGGCGAAGAACGAGTCCAAGCACGCGGCAGCGTGGGCTGAGGCGACCGCGGCCGCTGACGTGCGGGTCGTCACCGACACCGGCTCGACAGACGACACGGTCGCCCTGCTCGAGGCCGGCGGCGTGACCGTCGCCCGGTCGTGGGTCCGGCCGTGGCGGTGGGACGTGGCCTGGACGCAGGCACTCTGCAACCTCCCTCCCGACGTGGACGTGGCCTGTCGGATCGACCTCGACGAGCGGCCCCAGCCGGGCTGGCGCGAGGCGATCGAGCGGGCCTGGGACGGCGAGGCGAACTGCCTGACCTACCGCTACGTGTGGTCATGGGCCCCGGACGGCTCGCCGGGGCTCGTGTTCCAGTGCGACCGGGTCCACGCCCGGGAGGGCTTCGTGTGGCGTCAGGCGACCCACGAGGGGCTCGTGTGCTGGACCGGCGAGAAGCGGATGAAGGTCGCCGAGGGACTGGAGATCCACCACCACCGTGACGAGGGCAAGGTGCACAAGAGCGACCTGACGCTCCTCCGGGTGGCCGTGGCGGAGGCCCCGGCGGACGCCCGGGCGCGGTGGTACCTCGCCCGCGAACTCGACTACGCCGGGCGTCCGGAGGCGGCCGCGGAGTTCGCGGCGTTCCTGCGGATGCCCGGCGGCTCGCTCACGGAGCGGTCGCACGCGATGCGGCGGCTGGCGAGCCTGACGGGCGAGGAGGGCTACCTCCACGCCGCGGCCAAGGAATGTCCGGACGAGCCGGACGCCTGGGAGCGGCTGGCGCTCGCCCGGCATCACCAGGGGCGGCCGGAGGAGTCGCTCGCGTTCGCGGAGAAGGCGATCGCTGCCCGGGCGTCGACGCACGCCACGGCGCCGCCGGCGAAGGCCCACGCCCACGAGCTCGCGGCGATCGCCCTCTGGCAGCTCGGCCGGCAGGCGGAGGCAGTCCCCCACGCGGTCGAGGCGGCCCGCGGGCTACCGTGGGATGACCGGGTCGCGGCGAACGCGACGGCGATGGCCGAGGCGGCAGGAGGTGGCGCGTGAGCAAGCAAGCGGACATCGTCGACGCCCTGGTGACCTCGCTCGACGCGGTGACGTGGACGGCGACAGCCGACCCGGTCACCGTCGAGTCGAAGAACTTCCCCTCCTACGACATCGAGGATCTGGCCGACCCGGTGATCTGCATCACCGACGGGCCGATCGAGAGCGAGCGGCTATCGCGGTCGGCCCACCAGCGTGACTACTCGGTGGAGATCTACCTCGCCCGGCACACGCCGACGGAGGCCGCCTGCGACGAGATGCTCGACCTCCTGGAAGAGCTCCTCGACAAGCTCGAGGACCACTCCTGGGGTGCGGTCTCGTGGCCGGCGAGCGTGACCTCGCCGCAGTCGATCGTCGTCGAGAAGAACCCTGACGAGGCGCTCGTAGAGCGGAACGTCTGGCGGGCCGGGATCGTCGTGGTCTACCGCGTGCCGAGGGCGCACTGATGGCGGAGCGTGTCGTGATCCGTCTGGAGGCGCTCGCGCGGGGCCGCACGCCGTTCCCAGGCAAGACGCGGTTCCGCTGGGGGCACGTCATGGACCGCCTCGGCGCGGCTCGCGTCAAGGCCCTCAAGATCGCCGGGGCAGAGGTCCGCCGCGGTGCCCAGCGGTCGATGTCGTTGCGGAGTCCGCTGAAGACGCCGCGGCTCGTCGACCTGGGCGTGGTGAAGGGCGAGCGGCTGGTCGCGAAACGGACGCAGGTGCCGAAGGCGGACCGCGTCACGAGCTGGAAGACGACGGCGTTCCCGAAGGGCTTCCTTCGTTCGGACATCCAATACGACTACGACTCCGGTACCGGAAGCGTGGTGGTAGGACCGACGAAGGCTCCGAAGCTCAACCGCCTCCACGAGATCGGCGGCACGATCAACCTCTACTTCGTGCGGACGGGTCCGCCGGTGCGGGTGCCGCGGAAGTTCCGCGGCGGCACGGTGTTCGGCATCCAGGCGAACCGTCCGATCGGCAAAGACGCGATCTCCCTCGGCACCCGACGGGTGAAGGCGCGGCGGTTCATGGCCCGCGGCCTGGAGGTCTCGCGGGACAAGATCGCCCCGGCCTGGCGGGACAAGATCGTCGGTCCCTGACCCGCCACACCCCCTCCGCCGCCGGCCCCGGCGGGGCGATCTTGGAGGCTCACCCCCTCGGAGGTCTCCCGCATGGCTGGCGAGACGATCGTGCTCGGCAAGGACGTTTCGTACACGGGCATCTCGAACGTGCGCGAAGGGACGATCACGACGACCTTCACCGAGATCGACAAGACGGTGAAGGGCGCGACGACCCGGACCATCGTGAAGGGTTGGGCGGAGCAGACGCTCGAGCTCACCTGCGTCGACGTTCCAGGCGTGAATGAAGGATCGGTCGTGACCGTGAGCAACACCGGCGCGAGCGGTCACGCCCTGTCGAGCGTCAAGTTCCTCGTCACGAGCGTCTCCGCGTCGGAGCCGCTCGACGACATCATCACCTACACCGTGTCCGCGACCCGCGGCGTCCAGTAACAGGAGGCACTCGTGGCGATCACTCTCGGCCGCGACGGCGGCGCGCCCACCGGGCACAACGGCGCATCGGGCATCATCTCGGTCACCTGGACCCGCGAGGCCGAGGCGATCGACATCTCGCACCGCGGCCTCGCGACCGGGTCGGGCATCTCCTACAAGGCATCGACCGGCGGCTTCATCACCCGCTCCGGGCAGATCGAATGCCTCGACGCGAAGAGCGTGATGACGAGCCTCGCGTCGGCCGGGACCGGGTTCATCGTGACGAGCGTCGCCGAGAGCCAGCCGCTCGACGGGCCGGTGACGTTTACGCTCACCGTCAAGCAGACCTCCTGACGATGGGAGGTCGGCGTGGCGATCTCCCTCGGGCGTGAGGCGGGGCTGACCTGGGACGGCGTGGCCGTGCCAGGCGTCCGCGACGTGACCGTCGACTACCAGACGACATCGCTCGAGATCCGGCCCTTCGGATCGCGGGCGTCGTTCTCGTTCCAGACCGGCTACGCCGTTTCGCTGGTCGTCGAGACGATCGACGACGCGGCGGCCACTACGGCCACCGCCGCGGCCATCGCCGGGACGGAGATCGCGGTCGTGGCCGGCGGGCACACGTTCACGGCGGTCGTGTCGCGGGTGAGCGACGCCCAGCCGCTCGACGACGTGCGGGCGTGGCAGATCGAGATGCTGAAAACGCAAGGAGGGCTGCGGTGAGGGAGTTCAAGGACAGCGAGGGGCGGCCGTGGAGACTGTCGCTCACGGTCTCGTCGGCGGCAAGAGTCAAAGACCTCGTGCGCGTGGTAATGCCGCCACGGGCCGAGGGCGATCCGCCGGCGAGCGAGGCCGTTCCGTTCGATCTGATCGACGCCGGCGAGATCGCCCGCACGTTCCAAGTCCTGCGGTCCAACTTCCTGGCCCTCGGGCAGACGCTCTACGCGATCCTCCTGCCGGAGGCCGAGTCGCGTGGCATCTCTCGCGAGGCGTTCCTCGACGGCATGAGCGGCGACGCACTGGAAGCGGGCGGAACGGCGCTCGAGGAGGAACTCGTCTCTTTTTTCCCCCCGCGCCTCCGCGGCGTCGTGTCGTCGCTGGCAGCCCGGATGACGGAGCTGGCGGCGGAGTTGACGACGCAGGCGGAGGCGGCCCTTCGGTCGACGCATGGGAACTCATCTGGGCCACCGCCGGCATCCTCGGCATCCACCCCGGAGAGTGGACCCTCCGCCAACTGATCCAGGCCCGCGACGGTCGCCTGGAGAGCGACTGGTGGCATACGGCACAACTGCTCACCCAGTTCTACAACGCCCACCGGGCGAAGGGATCGCCATCGATGTCGCCCGAGAAGTTCAACCCTTTCGCGAAGGCGATCCCGGTCAAGCGGCGAGCCGCGACCGAGGAAGACCTGCGCATCCTGTTCGGAGGGTGACATGAGCGCATCGGCAGTTCGCGGCGGCCAGGTCTACGTCGAGATTGGGGCGAATCCGAATAGGCTCCTGAACGCGCTACGCATCGTCAACACGCAGGTCGGCGACCTGGGCGACGCCGTGGCCGGCGTTGGGATGAGAATGGCGGCCGCTGGGTCGGCTGTCTTCGCGCCGATCGCCGCGGCCGGAGCAGCGTTTGCGGCACAGACTGAAGAGGTGGCGCGGGCCCAGCGGTCGCTCGCCGAATTGGGGTCGGCGGTTGGGTCTGCCGTTGCGCCGGCGGTCGTTGGCCTCGCGAATGCCGTGTCGGCGGCCGCGGACGCGACTGCTCGATTCGTCCGAGAAAATCCGAACCTCGTGCGGCAAGCGGCGATGGTCGCTGCCATCTTTGCGGGTGGCGGTACGGCACTCGTCGTCTTCGGGAACGCGATCGCGAGCGTAACGCGCGCCTCATCTGCGTTCCTGAAGCCCGTCTATGACATCGGCCGACTCACGGTCCTTTTGGCCGTGAATCTGGGGCGGCTGGCACTCTCGGCAGTCATGGCGGCGGGAAAGATGGTGGTCTTGACAGCAGCGACGATTGCCCAAGCCACGGCGCAGGTTCTGGCGAGCAACGGCGTGGCGTTGTTCGCCGCTGGGATTGCCGGGATCGCCGTCGCTATCGCTGCCTCTTCCGTCAAGCTGGACGGGTTCAACTCGTCGCTATCGGTGGGTGTTACGACTGCTGTCGCAACGGCACGCGACGCACTGGCCGGCATGGCGGAGTCGGCGACGACCGCTATGACCGGCGTCTTCAATGCCATCTCGTCCGGTGACATTACCGGCGCGATGGAGATCGCCTGGGCCGGAGCTGTCGCGGTGTGGCTCCAAGGCCAGAAGACGATCATGGATGCTATCGACCCGTTCGTGAGCATGGTTCAGAACGCATTCGATTACCTGCGAACGAACGTCGTCAACAATTGGGACTCGCTGCGCACGGACTCCGCGGCGGCGGTTCGCATCCTTCAAGCCGTGCTTCTCGGGATCTTCGACAATCTGTCGAATGCCGTGATGGTGACGTTCGACACGCTGGTCGGGAACGTCCAGAAGGCGTGGATTCGCGTCAAGGACTTCTTCACCGGAGCCACGGACACGCAGCAGAAGATCGAGGCAATCGACAAGGAAAATCAAAAGAGGGCGGACCAGCGAGGCAAGGCAAATCCAGGGATGGAAAAGAGGCTTGCGGACGCCGTGATCGCGAACCAGCTGCACGAGGGCGCGGCCATCGAGCGGCAGCGGAGAAATCGGCAGCAGTCCGAAGATCGGATGGTTGGGCGGGAAGATGCCAATCGTCAACGGGCGGCAGATCGCGCCGCAGCCGTCGACGCAGCAAAGACGACTCTGTCGGAGCTGGTCGGCCGGACCTCCGAGCCGCCGCCCGTCACGCCTCCGGGGTCGCAGGCGGTCGGCACGGCCGTCGCCGGCACCTTCTCGGCGTTCGGCCTCGAGCAGATGGCCGGCGGTGGCAACGTGCAGAAGCAGCAGCTCGACGCTCTGCTGAAGATCCAGGCCGGCATCGAAGAGTCGAATCGTGTCGGTGTCGTCGTCGCGTGAGGTGAACCCGTGCCGCTGACCTGGATCGAAGATTCCTCGAGCCGCTCCGCGACGATCTACCGCCTTGGGCGGAAGGACGCGAGCACCCGTACGCGCGTGTTCCACGTCATCGGCACGTCGAACGAGGACACGCTCCACGCCGCGGCGAACGTCGCGATCTCGACCACCTACCCATCCTGGACGTACCCGGGCCAGCCGCTCGTCAGGCTGCGGGCCGAGTCGTATTCGGTCGAGTACCAGGGCGACACGGCCTGGAAGGTGACGATCAACTACGAGAAGGTCGGGGCCGACGACGCGACGCAGACGGCGCCGTTGAAACGGGCCCGTTCGTTCGATACGAGCGGCGGCACCCAGCACATCACGAACGCCCTCCAAACCAAGAACTCTTCCGGCACCGTCACCGACGACGGCGAGAAGGTGTACGGCCCTTCGGGGCTCGACGACGGCGCGTCGGCGAAGGGTGCCATCGGCGTCGACGACCGCGGCGTGAACGGCGTCGACATCATCGTCCCGGCCCTGCAATGGTCGGAGTCCTACGACGTGCCGTCGAGCTACGTCACGAGCGCCTACATCCGCAACCTTGCGAAGCTGACCGGCTCGACCAACAACGCATCCTTCCGCGGCTTCGCTGCTGGCGAGGTGCTATTCACCGGCGCGAGCGGGTCGCACGAGTGGGACGACCAGCGCGGCAATGGCCCGTGGTCGCTGTCGTTCAAGTTCGTCGCGTCGCCGAACGCTGGATCCTCCGCAACCTTGCCTGCGCTGAAGGTCGGCGACATCGACGGCGTGGAAAAGGGCGGCCACGAATACCTCTGGATCAAGTACGCCACGACTGAGAACACGACGAAGAACCAAGTCACGCGAGAGCCCATCGCGGTCTACGTCAACCGCGTCTATCCGGCTGGCGACTTCTCCCTCCTCGGCATCGGTGTGACATGAGCGAGGCCGGCCGCCCCGGACGCATCACGCCCGGCCCGCTCCGCGGGCAGATCTCCGCCCGCGCGTGGAATCGGGCCCAGGACGCCGCGGACATCGTCCTCGGGCAGCAGGACCAGGCCGTCGGCGACGGCCCCCGCGACGCCGAGCCGCCCTACACGCCGATCCTGGTGAAGAACGGCACCACCGGCGTCGTCTCGCGGTGGGGCGTGCTCGGCGTGGCCGGCGTGGTGTTCACGCCCTCCGGCTCCACCGGCGCGGCGACGCGGCAGTTCCAGGACCGGCCGGTCCTCTCGGGCGGGCTGCCGACGGGCGGGAGCGCGTTCGTCGTAGCGGTCGAGCCGATCAAGGCCGGCTCGCTCGGGCGGTGTGCCGTGGCCGGCGTGGTGCAGGTCAAGCTCGAGATCGTGTCCGCGAGCGACACGTTCGCGACGGCCAAGGACGGCGACCTGACGCAGCTCAAGAGCGGCTCGAGCGGCGACGCGACGATCCTCTGGAAGGAATCGGGCACCGGCACGAACAAGTGGGCCCTCGTGCGGTTCGGGTCCGCGGGGGCCGCAAGCATCCGCCTCGGTAAGGTGACCGGCACCTGGTCGAAGGGTGCGACGGCCTCCGTCACGCACTGGAAGGGCGACGGCACCGCCGCGGTGAGCGGCACCAGCGGTCCGGCGACGTTCGTCGCGATCAACCGGGCCCAGACCGTCACCGGGCCGACCGGCGGCTACTGGGTCGGCTGCGAGAGCATCGACGGGACGTGGCACCTCGAATGGGCGGAGTGCGTCTGATGCTCTTCGGCGGCAACAGCGGGTCGTGCGGCGGGTGCGGGTGCAAGTCGTGCCAGTATTGCAATCGCGAATGCACCAATCCGCATACTGGATCGGCGTTTGAGACGGCCTACACGCTCTACTTCGAGGGCGCGGAGGCGGGCAACCCAAACGACGGATACCTCTACGCGAGCGGCGACAGCGACACGAGCGACCCCTACGACGGCATGGACGGTGTAGCAGGCCCTTGGTATCAGCAAGTCGGCGGGACATTTACTCTTCAGTCAACGACGACGCGGTTTCCGTGCTACGTCTACGCGATGTTTTGGCGGTCAAACTTCGTACTTGGTGCGTCGACAATCCCTCCTCCATCGAGCGATCTGACGCTAACGACCCTAACAGTCAAGAATCTCGCACCCGACGGAAGCCAGGGCGCAATCGTCGTCGAGTCGAGCGGAATCCCCGGCGTCGTCGCCATTCTCAGTCCCGGCGAAGAAATCGTTGTCGATCCGTGGGACCCTGATCTAGTCGCCGGGGCCGGCGCTCAGGCTGTTCTGCCGCTTGGCAAGGGACGGGCTGTTCGCGTGAGGCAGTTTTGCGGAAACGAGAAGGTCGTCTTTAGCATCACTGCGCGAATTGAATGGAACACGCGAAAGCGTCAGCACGTCATATATGGAAAGCTCATTGAGTGCTATGAGTCCAGCAACCCGTGTTCGCAGTTCTGCAACGGAGGCGCTATCTCGGACGTTCTGTACCTGGAACTGACGAACTTCACCGGATCGGGTGTTCTCTACGACAGCGCCACTATCGACGGCACGTACGTGATGGAGAGGATCCCGAACACGTGCAGGCACTACGAAGCCACATTCATCCCTGACAAAAGCTGCTACGTGCCATGTCCGCTCGGGCTTGCTTCGTATGGGCATCGCGACACCGCTGTCGCTGCACTGAATGAGCCTGGATACGCAAGTGGGTTCCTAAGCTTCAACACCCACGACTGGCACTTCAATCTAAAGGGGCCTTCTGGAGAAAACCTCGGATGCTACGCCGACGTTGTGGTTAGTTTCCCATACCGGGCCGCGTTAGATCCTCCGTGCGGGAGTGGAGTTCTCGCGACTGGCGTTGCGACAGCGGATGTTCGCAAAAGCTGCTTGTACGGACTCAATGGGCGGGGTGATCTTATTTCTAGCGCGTCAGTCGACTGGAAAATCTTTACGTGAACTGCGACCTCACCTCCCCCGACGCCACCTGCCCGCGGTGCGGCTTCGTCTCGAAGGTCCGCGGCGCGATCCGGCAGTGCCGCAAGCCGGCGCCGCGCATCTGCGGCGTGGGCTGCCACCTCGCCCGCCTGCTCTCGTGGTTCGGCATCCGTGACGACGGGAAGTGCGGGTGCGAGGAGTACGCCGCGAAGATGGACGCCTGGGGCCCGGACGGGTGCGCGGATCGCGAGGACGAGATCCTCGGTCACCTCGCGGTGGCCTCGGTGAAACGCGGCCTGCCCTTCGTCCCGCCCGCGGCGCGGCTGCTGATCCGCCAGGCGATCGCCAACGCCCGCCGCGAGGCCACACCCGCTCCCGGCGACGACCGCACGGCGTGACAACCGCGGCACGGAGGCCGACGTGAAGAAACGCGCCCGCGTCTGGATCGCGAACGAGCGGTGGACGATCCACCGCACGAACCGGCTCTCGGCAGACCGGGACGGCGAGTGCGACTACGCCGCGAAGACGATCCGCGTCCGGGCAACCCTCCAGGGCGAGGAGCTCATGGAAGTCCTCGTCCACGAGATGTTCCACGCCCGGTGGCCCGACCTGTCTGAGGAGGCGGTGAATGAGCACGCGCAGGAAGTCGCCGGCACCCTCGCCGGGTTCGGATTCCGCCACGAGGAGGACGCCGATGGCTGAGAAACGCTCGAGCCTCGCCGACGCCATCCGGGCCGCGGTGCCGGCGGCGCCGGTGCGGTCGAAGGCGTGGTGGCAGGCAATCGCCCCCGAGGTGCTCGCGGAGCTCGAGGCCGTGAGATCCGATTGGAAGGCCGGGCGGCTCCCGGGCAGCAAGGCGGCCCTCGCACGCGCGATCCAGGCGGAGCTCTCCGCCCGCGGCCTCAGCGACATCGGCAGCCAGGGGGTGACCGCATGGCTCGGCCAGGACTGAGGCACTCCGTCGCCGCAAAGGTCGCCGCCTCCGCCGCGGAGCCGGCCCCCGACGCCGAGCAGGTCACCGAACGCCGGCAGGGCGCGGAGATCGAGTACCGTTCGACATCCAGGACGATCCGCACCGTCGAGGATCTGCTCGCCCACATCGAGGCGGACATGACCCGCTTCGAGATCGCCGCGAGCGAGGCGACGAAGTGGGAGGTCGCGACAGCCGGCGACGGTAAATCGCCGATCGTCACCGAACTCCACCGCGTGTTCGTGCGCCTCCGCCCGCGGGGCGGGCCCGCGGTCGCGGAGATCGTCGAGGCGATGATCGCGGGGGCGGCGGCCGCCGGCCGGATCGGGCGTCCCAAGGCGAAGCCGGCGAAGCGCCAGCCCGGCCCGTGGCAGGTGCTCGTCGTGGCCGACACGCACTTCGCGAAGTACGCATGGTCGAAGACCACCGGCGGCGACGACTACGACCTCGATCACGCTGAGCGGCTCGTCGGGCACGCGGGGCGGTCGCTCCTCGACCTCGGCGACGCACACCGGCCCGGGCGGCGGACGATCGCCTTCCTCGGCGACCTGTTCCACTACGACACGCCCGACGCCAAGACCACGCGAGGGACGCCGCTCGAGCGGGACGGCCGCCTGGAGCGGATGGTCGAGACCGGCTCGCGGGCCCTCGTGTCGCTCGTGGAGCGGTCGGCTGAGACGTGCCCGACCGACTGCGTCGTCGTCCCGGGCAACCACGACGAGACGATGACTGCGTGGTTCCGGCTCCTCCTGCGAACGCACTTCGCGCGCGATCGCCGCGTGACCGTCCACGAGGTGTTCACGCACCGGCAGTACCTCGAGCACGACGGCACGCTCCTCGGCTTCGCCCACGGCGACAAGGCCCGGACGCGGCTGCCGGCGCTGATGGCCCTGGAGGCCGGGCACGCCTGGGGCCGCTCGCGGTGCCGCGAGATCCACACCGGCCACCTCCACAAGCAAGCGGCGCGAATCCGCCGGGTGATCGACAGCGACGGCATCGACACCGTCGACGGCGTCGTCGTGCGGATCGCGCCGGCGCTGTGCCCGCCGGACGATTGGCACGCCCAGGAGGGATGGATCGGCAGCCGGCAGGCGATGGAGACGTTCTTCTACGACGCGGGCCGGTTCGCGGGGATGCTCGTCGCGGACGGGAAATCTGCCACTTGCGAGCGGGCTTAGGCTGAAGCGATGCCGCTGGACAAGGACGAGATCGAGGCGATCGACCGCCGCATCCAGCGGGCCGGCGCGGCGAACTGTTGGACGGGCAGCCTCGGCACGCTCGCGACGGACGCGCGGCGGCTCGTGCGACACATCCAAGGACGCGACATGGACTACCCTTCCGACCACATCCTCCGCGGCGAGGCGGAACTCCGCCGAACGCAGTACCTCGGGGACGAGATGGACATCCTCACGGAGGAGGACGCCGCGGATGTCAAGGAAGAGACCCGCAAGGCGGCCGACCTCGGCGGCGGCGTGGTGCCGGCGGTCGACGAGGTGGCGTCGCGGAAGGCGGCGGCCCTCGCCGGCGGCGAGCCGATCCGCCCGGGCACGGACGCCTTCCTCGGCGTCCTCCAGGAGATCGCGGCCCTCCACATCCGCAAGTCGAAGGACTACGGCGTCGACGAGGACGCCCTCGCCAACATCCGGGCCGGTGGCGAGGCGATCGGCGTCGACCCGTGGAAGGGCTGCGTCCTGCGGATCTCCGACAAGATGCAGCGTCTGAAGGCGTTCTGCCGCCGGGGCGAGTGCGAGTTCGACGGCGTCGAGGACACGCTCGCCGACATCGCGGCCTACGCCGCGATCGCCCTGGTCATGTACCGCGAGGCGTCCGCACCCCCTCCGGGCTGACCGCCTCCGCCGGGACGATGGAGGGCGAGGACGACATGATCGCCCGCCCGACCCACTGGCGCGCAACGGCAGACGGCCGCGAGAGCGTCGCGGGGCCGGGAGGTCATACATCGCTCGAGCGGCTCGCGCGGAACGGGGCCACCTCCGGCCGGATCACCAGCCGGCCCGCCTACACCCGCGAGGAGCTCGAGGCCCTCGCCTACCGCTACCGCGTGACCGTGGCGACCATCCGGCACGCGATCGACCACGGACTGCTGGAGACACTCGATGGCTGA